CACTGGCCGATGAATTGACTCCAGAGGATTTCTACAAACCTGCTAACAAGATTGTATTTAAGACCATGTTGTCATTGCTTGAAAAAGGTGAGCCAATCGATGCTACTACAATGGTCTCTGCTCTGACTAATCAGGGAGATATTTCAAAAATAGGGGGTGTCACTTACATTGTCGACTTGGTGAATTCAACACCAACCTCAAAAAATGTGGAGCACTACGCTAAACTCGTAAAAGAAAAAGCAACGCTCCGAAGGATGATAGCAGACCTATCTGACTCACTCTCTAGCGCCTATCAGGGTGATGTACCTGTTGGTGACATCATCGCAAGAACCGAAAAGTCTATGCTTGACATCAGCAATCAAAATACAGGCACAGGATTTCGTAATGTGGCTGATATCCTTGATACACACATGCAGATGGTCGAGACTCGCTCTCAGACAGATGGAGTTGTGACAGGTCTATCTACTGGGTTCATTGGACTGGATAAGATTACGACTGGTCTTCATGAGGATAATCTCATTATCCTTGCTGCTCGTCCTGCTATGGGGAAGACGGCGCTAGCTCTGAATATCGCTCAGTACATCGCAGTAAAAGAGAAAAAGCCTGTTGCTATTTTCTCGCTTGAGATGGGGGCGGAAAGCTTGATTGAGCGGATGTTAGCATCTGAAGGTATGGTGGAAGGCTATCATCTAAAAACTGGGAATCTGAGTGTGGAGGAATGGAGTAGGCTAGTACATGCACAAGGGAATCTCTATGATGCACCTATTTTCGTTGATGATACGGCTGGTATTCGTATCTCTGAGATACGGTCAAAAGCTCGAAAGCTTGCCCAAGAAATGGGAGGTCTTGGAGTTATTATCATTGACTACTTGCAATTGATTACTGGATCAAAAGGAGAGAATCGTCAGCAGGTAGTTTCTGAGATTTCTAGGGAATTGAAAATCCTAGCTAAGGATTTGAAAGTACCTGTCATTGCCCTGTCACAGTTAAGCCGGGCAGTTGAGCAGAGACAAGAAAAACGTCCGATGCTGTCAGATTTGCGAGAGTCTGGCTCTATTGAGCAAGATGCTGATATTGTTGCTTTTCTGTATCGTGATGCCTACTATCAGAAGGAACAGGCAGACAGTCAAGAAGCTAACAATGTAACCGAGCTGATCCTGGAAAAGAATCGACATGGGAGTCTCGGGACAGTGAAGTTGTATTTTCACAAAGAATACACAAAATTTTCAAGTGTGGAGGGGTAGATGGCAAATTGGTTTGTGAGAATCAATCACAGAAAAGAAAACAAAGATAGTTACTACTCTCAGCAAGTAGAAAGAAGGCTCTACTTTGATTTAGAAACTAAGAAGGATGTTTTGACAAAAATCAAAGAAGATTATCCAGAATATTTTTCAGAAAAGATACCTCAAAGAACTTCGAAAGGAGAATTCTTTTTTGTCAATGTTTATGAATTGAGTGAAAACTGGGAAAATTTTTGGACCGAAAAAATTCCTTGTAAATTTTGTGGAGAAAATCCTGTCAATAGAATTGACATAAAGAACAATAATTATAGCGGTTATTATTTTTGTTGTTTAGAACATGAAGAACAATTTTATGCAAATAGGCTTGCTGAAGATGTCAGAACATATAGAAGTAACAGTGTAGTTGGTTTCATCTATAAAATCACTCATAAACAGACAGGTAAGGTCTATATTGGAAAAACTGTTAATCATCCTATTTTTCGTTGGTTCCAACATTTTAAAGCACAATCAGGAAGCTACTTTCATGAAGTGATGAAAAAAAGCGATATCACAGACTGGACATATGAGGTTATCGATAAGTTAAAAGATGGCACAGAAAATGAACTACTTGAGTTAGAAAGTAAATACATAGCTGATTTTAAAGCAACAAATCCTGAATATGGATATAACACTAAAAATTAGAAGAAAGGAGTAGTGAAATGATTAAAAAAAGTGAAGTCACTGGTTTCTTATCGTTTTTCAAATTTCCAAAACCATTCATCTATGATGAAAAATATAAGTCATTGAGCAACCATGCGAAACTCTTGTATATGCTCTTATTTGGAAGGTTAGAACTTTCAATAAAAAACGGCTGGCATGACAGAGATGGGAATGTATTTCAATACTATACAAATGAGCAACTTATGGTTGATTTGAATAGTAGCGAAAAGACGATTATCAAATTCAAAAAAGAATTGAAGGATGTTGGACTGTTAAAAGAAGTTAGACAAGGGAATAACCTACCTAACAGAATCTATATAAGTGCCGTTGACGGTACTGTAAATAGTACAGTTTCGGAACTGGAAATTTTACAGTCTGGAACTGTAAATAATACAGTATCGGAACTGGAAATTTTACAGACAAACAAGACTAATAATAACGAGATAGATAATAACAATAATAAATTGTTGATTTGTAAAGAAGTTATTTCTTATCTCAATTTGAAAGCTAAGAAGAATTTTAAGGTTGACACTGCTAGTCATCAAAAATTTATCAAGGCAAGGCTAAAAGAGGGTTATGTCCTTGAAGATTTTAAAAAGGTTGTGGACATCATGGTCGCTAAGTGGAAAGGTACAGAGTATGAACAGTATCTTCAACCACAAACACTTTTTGGCAATAAGATGGACAATTATCTGAACCAACCTATGCCACGAAAAGTTCACTCTTTTCAATCAGCAGTTGATGAAAGGCTAGGGTTTTAGATGAAACAGTTTAAACAATTTAGAACTAGAACCGTTCTTGATGATGTCTGTGAAATCCATGGATGCCATCTTTGGTCTATTAAGATTCCTATCAAGGGCAAACTTGAGGAAATCAGTCAATGTCCTGAGTGTGAGAAAGAGAACATTCGACTCTTTGAAAAGCAGCTGAATATGGAATCCGAGGTTAAAAGTAAACTATCGGATACATACGAAGTCTTTGCTCGCGATAGTATCGTTTCAAGTAAGCTGGCCAGCAAGTCACTACATGACTATGAGATTCAGGTTGATATTGATGAAAAGGCTATGAATTTCGTGAAGCGAATGGAACGTGAGTATGCCAAAGGTACGGTTGGGAATGCCATCATCACAGGACCTTCTGGAGTCGGGAAGAGTCATCTTACTTATGGCTTGGCTCGATTTCTCAATGAGCAGTTCAAGTCTTATGATGAGCCGAAAAGTGTTCTCTTTGTGTCGGTTGTGACCTTGTTCGACAAGATTCGAGAAAGCTTTGAGTTTGACAATGGATTTTCAGAAGTGAAGATGGTCAAGCTACTGTCTGAGGTTGACTTTCTCTTCTTGGACGACCTCGGGAAAGAGAGTCGCAAGGCTGATACGAAGCGGAACGAGTGGGCGCATCAGATATTGTTCAAGATCCTGGATAATCGGACCAATACGATTATCAACACGAATTTGAGTAGCGAAGAGATTAAAGAACTTTACTCGGACGATTTCGGGAATGGTGCTTTATCAAGTAGAATTTTCGAGGGAGCAACTGGGAAGTGCTTTGTGTATCCGTCTGGGATGAAGGATAGGAGGTATTGATGTTAAATCTCTACTTCGTCTATAACGGGCACTGTCAATTTTTTTCTTGGGACGTTTAATAACGTTGATGATCTTATTGAACGGATGGAAGACCATCAATGGGCTTTCTCGGCTATCACTCACCCAAGGTTTCAGAAGCACATCGGTCAGCGGACGACACGATTCGACTACGGTGCTAAGGACTGTTATTACTTAGCAACTTTTTCAGGAGGAGAATAATGGCTAAAAATATTTTAATGGATTTAGCATTTGAGAATTTTCACAAATGTATGGGAATTCCTGATTGGAACGAGTCTGATGAAGTAATTCTTGTTAGCTCAGCTAACAAAGAACAAATTGAGTCAGCTGAAAGTTACCGTTCAGACGGAAAATGTAATTACCTTGGCAAACGAATTTGTATATTCTGTGGACAGGTGAAGAAAAATAATTACATCACACTACATAAATCTATGTTAGAAAAAATTATTAAGACAATGGGATCATTTAAAGAGACGGAGGAAAAAGTAAGATGAATACAAAAATGAATTTGGAAGAAAAGGTTCAACAGTGGTTTGTTGACAGAAATCTACATGAAGCAAATCCTGTCAAACAGTTCTTGAAGCTCATGGAAGAGTCAGGAGAATTGTTTGAGGGTATCGCAAAGGATAAATCTGAACTGATTTATGATGCGCTCGGAGACATCCAGGTAGTTTTGATTGGACTTGATCAACAGATCAAGAACGGTGCTCAGATTCAAGCAAATCAACAAGAACTTGAATTGTTGCTGATGGTTTCTAATTTAGGGAATATCGCTCAAAAACTATACGTTCATATCTGCCACAATGAGACACAAATTCCGTTAATCAAAGCAGACCTGATGTTTCTTGATAGCGTGATTAGTACGGTTTCATTTTGTAATGGCACTACAGCTGAAAATTGCTTAGAAGAAGCTTATGAAGTTATCAAGGACCGCAAAGGTAAGATGATTGATGGGGTGTTTGTTAAAGAGGAGGATTTATAAAATGAAAAAACTAGGAATTTTTATTGGTGTATTACTCGTAACAATTATCTCACCGTTTGTTGTTCAATTTGGTTGGAATGAGATTGTAACGACAATCCTCCCTGTCGGAAAGATTTCGTTTTGGCAAGCTTTGGGAGTAGATGCTTTACTAAGCTTCATAAATCCAACAATCTATAGTGATGAATATATTTCAAAAAAACTTACTCAGGCCATTTCAAAGATTATATATTTTGCATTTGTTCTGTGGCTAGCTAGTTTGTTTATTTAAGGAGGATTTAGCATGGTACCGAAGTACAGAGCGTATGATGGCGGCTCATTAAATCGTATGTATCAACCGGACGAAGTGATGGTTGGAAATGGAGATATCTGGATTATTGATGAGGATTCTGTTGCTGGTGAATGGATTGTGAACAATGACATTCACCTCATGCAATCAACAGGCCTTTTGGACAAAAATGGCAAGGAGATTTTTGAGGGGGATATAGTCGATTACAAGGGCAGAAAAGCAGTTATCAAATGGCACGGATCTTATGCAAGTTTTATTTACATATTTGTAGATGAATTACAGAAAAGAGTGGCAGGATGGAGTCCACTATATCTTGCTTATTTTCATTTTGAAGTAATTGGGAATAAATTTGAAACCCCAGAATTTTTGGAGGTCGAGGAGTGAGATATTTAAAAATCCTATGTGTTGTTTTACTCGCATCATTCCTCGTAGCATGTCACCAGATTTCGAGTGGGACAGTAGTAGATAAGTACATTGATGAACCTTACACCACATTCATACCCGTGGTGTCTGGAAAAAGTTCAGTACTTGTACCAACAAGAACCAAAAGAAGATATATTCTAGTCGTTTCAGGTTATGTAGGGAATAAGCGAGTTGAAGAAAGATTTGAAGTGACAGCTAAGGAATACAAACACCATGAAATTGGTAATACTTTTATAAAAGATGTGGTTTTAGAAAATGAAGGAGGAGAAGAAAATGATTGAACTTATTAAAGAATTTGGAATGGCTATTCTGTGGTTATTTCTCGGCTACTTAGTTGGGGAACGTACAGCAAGAAAGGACAAGAAAGATGATCAATAATGTTACGTTGGTGGGGCGCTTGACGAAAGACCCTGAATTAAAATATACGCCGTCGAATGTGGCGGTTGCAACCTTTACTCTGGCAGTCAATCGGAACTTCAAGGGAGCAAACGGCGAGCGATAGGCGGATTTCATCAACTGTATGATGTGGCGCAAGCAAGCGGAGTTGTTTGCGGAATGGTGCAAGAAGGATAATCTGGTCGGTGTGACGGGCCGCATCCAGACAAGGAACCACGAGAATCAGGAAGGGCGCAGGGTCTATCTGACGGAGGTGGTCGCAGATGGTTTTGAGCGACTTGAAAAGCGTGATGATACTGCTAACCGTTCGAACATTGAGGAACAAATGCCAGGATACGCCCTTGAAGAAGATGATTTTCCGTTTTAGCGGGAGGTAAGAAATATGGTTGGAGTAACCTATCAGGAAATTCATCTCTTTGTTGAATTTTTGAAAGAGCAGTATGGGCAAGGTCGTCCAGACTACATTGAAGCCCTGAACGACTTAGACGGTCTGGTGGAAGTCTCCTACAGAGAAACTATTGAAAGATTTTTAGAAGATGAAGTACGATAAACAGGCTGAGATTGATGAACTGAAACGCACAATCGAGCAAAACGAAGAGAAGATAATCGAGTATTCGAAGCCGTGCGATTCACGCAAGAGACGAATTAGAGCGCTGGAGCGTGATTTGTTGAAGAAAAAGAATAAAGAATTAAGAAAGAAAGTTGAGGAGTTGGAAGATGAAGTATAAAGTGACAGAATACCATTCAGATTTTCAAGAAGAACAGACTGGCACTTGCGAATTGTGTTTTGGTACAGCGTGGGTTGAAAATGGTTCAATAACGGTTGAAGATGAAAATGGAACTGAAACAGAAATTTATTTAACGGTTTGGGATTGGGACGATTACGACACAATCTATATTGATAATGTGGTTAATTTCTCGGCTTGGTTGCAAGAAAGAGATATTGAACCAATCGGTGAAGAAACCAAACTTTGGCCGTGGTTGAATAAATTGGTAGAAAAATATAACGAGGAGTTGGAAGATGAAACTTAAGGAATTGATTGAGAAATATGAAGAATATGAAAATGGTTTATTTGACTTTGGAGCAAAAATAGCTTGTCAGAATTTTTTAAAAGACTTGCAACAACTAGACGAACCAGAAAAAGTCAAAGTTCCGCAGTGTGTTCATAAATATATTCAAGAAGCAAAAGAATATAATTGGGACTTGCAAGATTTAATGAAGTCTATAGATGATGAAGATAGTGAGGACCTTCAAAGATGGTTTTATCACGAATGCAATCAAGAAACACTTGCTCGTGCATGGCTTGACGGCTACGATGTCGAGGAAGAGAAGCGGTATACAGTAGTTGTGAAAGAGACAAAACAACCGCTATATTATAATGCTATGGATAAGAAACTATTCTTCTCTATGGGCGGACTAGCTACAAAATTTACTCGCAAACAACTCGAAGAAGCGGGCTTAGGCTGGGCATTCGATTGTGAGGGGATTGAAGTTGAGGAGGTGGAGTGATGATTATTAAGAATTACAAATATGATTATTCAGGTGGCAGAATACGCTACACAATTGATGTAGATGGCTATGAAACAGCTATGGAACATACAAAGACAGAATACGGAAGTGTCCAAAGAAATGATATTGATGATTTCTTGGTTTCAGTCGAGAATTACGACTTTCAAGAAGCTGAAGCGGTTGAAGAATTTGTTGATTTTCAAAGTTGTCTGCTTATGTATGGGATTGATTTTGAATTGAGAAATGAGGTTGAGTGATGAATAATGAAGTCTTTGAAGAATTGAAAAAGCTTATGAGTTATTTTCCCGACTCATTTATAAACAGACAATTAGAACTTATTCTCATCCCAAAAACAAATACATACTTTTCTTTAAGAGATTGTTTGACAAAGAATGATGTCATTTCAAAGGTACTAATGTGGTGCACTAGAGATATTAGCAAATCTATGCCTTATCAACAACAGAAAAGAAACATTGACTTCTATGTAGTTAATAGAACACGCTTAGAAAAATATTTAGGTTCAAATATTAATTTAGATGTGGTTTATCATTGCTTAGGAAATGGAATTAACAAAGGACTCACATACAGATTTATCGAGAGTGGTTTTGATATGACTTTACTTCATAAGGAGATTACAGTTTGAAAAGATTCATCGCTATCTGGATTTTATTGTCTGCTGGATTAAATATCTGGCAGAGTATCCACATAAAAAAACTAGAAGCAAAGCGTCCGATTGTCGTCTATAAAGCTGATAATCAAGGTGCAGAAATCAAAGGCAGAGTCTTACAAAAGGAGAAGATTGGCGACATGTACACTATTACAATACAAAATTATGGAATATTCGTAGTTACTAAAACAAACTATGAATCTCTCAAAATAGGAGATGAGGTAAGATTGTAATGACAAAGTACAAGAAACCAACTTACATCATCATTCAAGAAGCAATGGCAGAGCGTATTAGATTTCTGGAAGATGAACTGTATAAAAGGGCCTATAAAGATATTGAAAAACTAGAAGCTCAAAATGATTTCTTAAAAGGTCTTTGTAACAATCAACTTGAAATCATCATGGATTATGAATGGAAGCAGATGCAAGAGCAGGCTGAGTTCATAAAGGCTAATACTAGAAAGTGGAGAGCAAGATGCAACTAAGATTGAAAGAACTTAGAGAGGACCTATGTATCTCTGTCAAAGATATGGCCAGAGATACAGGTGTCTCCCAAACCACAATTCATTTGTATGAGCGAGGTGGATATCCATCTATTAAGCAGATTGAAATGATTGCTAAAACCTATGATGTAAACCCTGCGTGGCTTGTTGGGTGGATAGATGATGAAATGATGCCTGGAGTCCAGGTCGTTGAAAAAGCGGTCTATAAAGAGAGCCCAACGGCAAGATTGCCAGATTATTTCAACAACAATAACGATGGTAAGATTATCAAATGGGTTAAATCCAAAAGATATATGGGAGGTAAGGTTTGGGCAAAAAGAATCTAGTAACAGCACGAAGAGATTATCTCGAGTTTGAACTCAACGATAAATATTTAAAGATTGACAAACTTATCGGTCAACGAAGACATGAATTAGAACGATTGTACGAGGTTAAGCATTTAACTGTACCAGGAATTGATGATACTGGAGCAAGTAGTAGCGGCACATTCGTTAATAGGTCGGAGAATTTAGCAATCGCATACGCAAGTGATCCCATGATTTTAAGACTAGAAAATCTTCAAACAGCAATTTCAAAGCTACTCGATGTACTTGAACCTGACGATAAAAAAATCTTTTATTTGAAATGGGGAGAACATACCAGATACGATTGGATTCAAGTTTGGCATAAAATGGAGAATGGTGACACTGGGTATCTATATAGGCACAGTAAGCAGATTTACAGAAGACGTGAAATCATTCTTGATACACTTGCAAAGTTATTGTTTATGTAACTTGTCAAAAAAAAGTATAGCATTGACAAAAAGAAAATGATAGATTGATACTATCCAAAGCACTGAGAAAATCTTAGTGCTTTATTTTTTTGAAAGGAGCAAAACTATGAATATTGTTGAACCGTTACGAGATAAGGATGATATCCAAGCCATGAAGGACTATCTATCATCTTGGAATGAAAAGTATTACATGCTATTTCTTTTGGGAATCAATACAGGTTTTCGTGTCGGAGATATTCTCAAACTAAAGGTTAAAGATGTTCAAGGTTGGCATATTAAAGTTAGGGAACAGAAAACAGGGAAATACAAGAGCATCAAAATGACAAGGCCACTCAAGAATGAATTGAGGGGATTTGTCAAAGATAAAGAACTACATGAATATCTATTTCAGAGTCGTGTTGGAAAGAATAAGGCACTCAGCTATAAGACGGTATACTGGTTTCTTAAAAGAGCTGCTGAAGACTTAGGCATTGATAATATTGGTACTCATACTATGCGGAAAACATTCGGCTATCATTACTACAAGAAGTACAAGAACGTTGCAGACTTGATGTCACTATTCAATCATTCAAGTCCAGCAGTCACACTAATTTATATTTGTGTGAGGCAAGATGAACTTGATACTAAGATGAGTAATTTTAGCCTCTAATATTTTTTTGATTTTTTCAACTATCCATAACGAGGAATTTTCTAGTTTATATTTTGAAGAGGGCCTGAAGCATTGTCCGTGCTAGCTTTTGAGTGTGAAACAAAATTGGATAAAATATAAGATATAACTAATTCAACAAGGATATTTTACATAAATTCAAAACTCAAAAATAAATCTTGTCAAAAAAAGATATAGAATTGACAAAATGAATCTGATATATTTGTATCATGAAAAAAATCCAGAAGTTGAAGGTACTGCATAGGCGATGGCTTATTTTAAAAATCCTAAACACTCTGACTGGTTTAGAACTTGGCAGATTAAATTCTACAACTCGAAACCTTGGATAACTCTGAGAAATAGAATCAGAAGTGCAAAGCGTATGCGCTGCGATATGTGTGGACGTTTAATTCATAGCAAGAGCATTGTCGACCATATCATAGAGATCGATGAAACTAATTATCAAGATGAGTCTATTACTCTCAACGAAGATAATCTGCAACTACTTTGTCTCGAGTGTCATAATACAAAAACATTTCAAAGTAAAATAAATTTAAATTTAGAAAATCGGAATATTAATTTATTTTGATTTTTTTATTTTTTTATTTTCTTGATTTTTGATTTTTATCAGATCCCCCCTATTTAAAATTTTCACACACCCAAAATAATAACGGTGTCAATCCTCTTATATACCTCTCCCCCAAAAATGACGAAAATTGATACAAGAAAGGAGCATGATTTTGAAAATCAATGAAGTTTTAGAAAAGCTAGGAATTAGTCGTGCTACCCTCACCAGGTATCGAAAAAAGCTAGGCATATTTGAAGAAACTCGGTCGAATATCACTAAAAGTCAGTTCAAAGAGTTAGAAAAGCTGGCAAATCAACGGCAAAAGTATACAAGAGAAGAACGTGTTGAACTATCTCGTAAGACTTTCAAGTTGATTCCAAAAGAAAAAATGCTTGAAATCAATGACAATGATTCAGTAGGTTTGAAAAATTTAAAAACTCAATACAATCATAATCAAAAAGTGATTGAAAATTTCCAATTGGAAATCAATAAAGTCATCAATGACGGTGAGCTACCTGATAAGTATTTACTTGATGGAATGGAAAAGTATCAAAAGCTAAACATGCAGATTATGTCAACGATTGAAAAGCAAAGTCCACAGGGTGATAGCCTCAAAGAAATGATTCAGGAGAAGTTGGCTCGATATGGTTGAGATGAGATATTTTGATAAATATGCTCAGCTGGTCTACTCAGGGAAGATTCGTGTTTGTGAACTTACGATGAAGTCGATTAAACGAGTAGAGAGGTACAAGGAGCAATACATCTTTAAACAAGAAGAAGCTGACAAACGGATTGAGTTCATTGAGGAAGAGTGCAGCAACACTAAAGGTCTTGCTGGCAAGTTACGTTTGGCCTTACCTCAGAAGGTTTGGCTAGAAACAACGTGGGGTTTTTATCATACAGTTGAAGTTACAAAAACAGATCCCGATACACTTGAAGAATATAAAGATTTCGAAGAAAGGCGTCTCATTCATGAGGTGCCTATTATTGTACCTCGTGGTACAGGAAAAACCACCCTTGGTTCTGCTATTGGTGAGGTTGGTCAGATTATTGACGGTGAGTGGGGTGCTGATATTCAGCTTCTAGCTTACAGTCGTGAACAAGCTGGCTATCTGTTTAATGCTTCTAGAGCTATGCTGTCGAACGAAGAGAGCTTGCTACACTATATGCGTGAGGCTGACATACTACGGTCAACTAAACAAGGTATCTTGTACGAGACAACTAATAGTCTTATGTCAATCAAGACTTCCGACTATGAAAGTCTTGATGGTACTAATGCCCACTACAATATTTTTGATGAAGTGCACACTTATGATGATGACTTCATCAAGGTTGTGAATGATGGTTCGAGTCGTAAGCGAAAAAATTGGATAACATGGTACATCTCCACCAATGGGACGAAACGGGACAAGCTTTTTGATAAGTATTACAACATCTGGGTAGATATTCTTGATGAAAAGATTGTCAATGATTCGGTCATGCCTTGGATTTATCAGCTGGATGATATTTCTGAAATTCACAATCCAGATATGTGGCAGAAAGCTATGCCTTTACTCGGTATAACGACTGAGAAGGAGACGATTGCCAAGGATATTAAAATGAGCAAGAATGATCCAGCACAACAGGCTGAGCTGATGGCTAAAACATTTAATCTACCTGTTAATAACTATCTTGCTTACTTCAGTAATGAAGAGTGTAAGGGTTGGTCAGATAAGTTTGATAAGAGTTTGTTTGTCGGAAATGAGGAGCGGAGCGCTCGCTGTGTGCTTGGTGTTGACTTGTCGGATGTCAATGACATTTGTTCGGTTTCATTTATGGTGGTGCGTGGAGAAGAGCGTCAGTATTTTAACAAGAAATTCATGCCACGTCATACGATTGAAGGACTTCCAAAAGAACTGAGGGACAAATACGCTGAGTGGGAGCTTAGTGGACAGCTTCATGTTCATGAGTTGGACTACAATGACCAAGCCTATATCTTTGAGGAGTTAAGGCAGTTTATGAGCGAGAATAGAATCTTACCAGTTGCAGTCGGATATGACCGCTGGAATGCAAAAGAGCTTATCCGCTTAATTAATGACTACTACGGAGATATATGTCACGACATTCCACAAACGGTCAAGAGCTTATCCAATCCTTTAAAAGTGTATAAAGAAAAAGCTAAGATGGGGAAAATCATCTTTGACGATCCTGTGGCAACTTGGAACCACGCAAATGTTCGTGTCAAGATAGATGCGAATAACAATGTATTTCCAAATAAAGAAAAAGCAAAAGAAAAGATTGACGTATTTGCTAGTCAGCTAGATGCTTTTATCTGCTACGAAAATTTCAAGGAAGACTTGAGTTATTACTTTGATTGAGGTGAAGAATGAACAAATATATAAATAATCTAAGAGAGGTTTTTGCTAGGATTTTCAGACCAAGTAATAGAAAATCCACAAGGACCTATTTACAAAGAAATTTGAATTATTGGAGAAGAAATTCGATTTACTTAGATAATATCTACAATAAGATTTCAACAGATACTGCACAAGTTCGATTTAAGCATGTGAGAATCACTCGAAATCCGACAGGAGTTGATAAGATGGAGTGGTTTGAAAATAGTGATCTTGCAAATGTTTTATCTTTCTCTCCAAATCCTCTTGAAATACCAGTTGTATTTTGGGCAAATGTAACAAGAGCTATGCTGAAAGATGGTGTTGCAGTCGTTGTTCCACGTTGGGAAAATGGTCGACTGATTGAAATTTGGCTTGCAAAGAAAACCATATCATGGACTGCAGAGAGAGTTGAAATCATGATTGATGATGTAGAGATTGAGCTACCTCTTAGCGATGTCTGGGTTTTTGAGAATCCTAAGTTAAACGTGACAAGTCAACTAAACCAAATCACAGAATTAATTGATATCAACCTTGATGCGTTAACCGAGAAGTTAGGCAGAGGGAATTCAAAGTTGAGAGGATTCTTAAAACTACCAACTAAAGCAGCAGATGAACATTTGAAGAAACAAGCTAAGAGTCGAGTTGATAGCATGATGGAACTTGCTGAAAATGGTGGCATTGCCTATCTCGAGCAAGGTGAAGAGTTTATGGAATTAAACAAAGATTACTCAACCGCTTCTAAAGAAGAAATGGAGTTTCTGAAATCTCAACTTTATCATGCTCATGGGATTAATGAAAAATTGTTTACTTGTGACTACACAGAAGAACAATATAGAGCTTACTATTCTAGCGTCATGAAATTGTATCAACGTGTATTCTCTGAAGAAATTAATAGAAAATATTTCACGAAGACGGCAAGGACACAGGGAAACAAGCTCTTGGTCTTCTTCGATATGGCTGACATGATTTCATTCAAGGATCTCGTGGAAGGTGGATTTAAATCTAAATACGCAGGTTTGATGAATTCAAATGAATTCCGTGAAACCTATCTAGGGCTTCCAGGATATGAAGGTGGAGAAGTATTCGAAACTAATCTAAATGCAGTCCGTATCGAACCGAGCGAAGGTAATTAAAAATAGGGTGGGCGGTTGGCAGAAATTTTAAGAAAGGAGGTAGGCTATGGAAAAGTTAAAAACCTTTGTCGTCAAGTCAGTTGAGGAAGAGTCAGCTGACTTTCATTTTGAGGCTTATGCCTCCACTTATGGCAATACCGACAGAGACGGCGATGTGATGGCCAAAGGGTGTTTTGATAACACTCTGAAGACTAAAGCTGTCGTACCTATGTGCTTAAACCATGATCGCAATCGTGTCATCGGTAAGCATGAGCTGTCGGTAGATGAAAAAGGTCTGCGAACACGGTCGACATTCAATCTAAGTGATCCAGAAGCTAAGAAAACCTATGACCTCATGAAGATGGGGGCACTGGATAGTCTGAGCATTGGATTTTTTATTAATGATTATGAGCCAGTTGACGCTAAGCAACCTTACGGTGGATGGATTTTTAAAGAAGTTGAAATCTTTGAAATATCTGTCGTGACCGTGCCAGCCAATCCTCAAGCAACCGTTGATAATATTAAGGGATTTGATATGTCTGTGGTTGACAAGCGAATCGCTCAGGCGAACATGAAGCAAGATATCATGAGTAAACTTGCAACGATTTAAAAAGGAGAAAAAAATGAAAACACTAGTCGAATTGATGGAAGAACGACAAAAACATGCAGATGAGTTATCTGAGGTCAAATTAAAAAAAGTTTCAATCGAAGAGAAATTGAAGTCAGCAACTATTGGAGAAGAAGAACTTGCACAGTTGAAATCAGATGCAGAAGAATTGGTATCTAAAGCAGAGGAACTCAAGAACACAATTTCTAAGTTAGATATTGAAATTGAAGAAAAAGAAGACAATCTCAATAAAGCTGCTAAATCTATCAAGGAAGTACAGAAAGGCAAGACACAAATGGAATACTTAAAAACAAAAGAAGCTGCACTTGATTTCGCTCGAATCCTCATGGATAACGAAGGCAGCTCAAACAGTGCCCGCAAAGCGTGGGAAGCAAATCTGGTTGAAAAAGGTGTAACTGATGTTGACAAAATCTTACCTGAACCAGTATTGATTGCAATCCAAAATGCATTTAATGATTACGACGGTATCCTGAACCATGTAACCAAAGATCCTCGTTATGCAGTACGTATTTCACTTCAAACGCAAAAAGCAAAAGCTAAAGGCCATCAGAATGGCAAAACAAAGAAAGATGAATCTTTTGTATTTATCGATTATACAATCAACTCTGCAGCTGTCTACATCAAGTACAGTTTTGAGTATGCTGACTTGAAGAAGGATACAACAGGTGCTTACTTCAACTATGTGATGAATGAACTAGCACAAGGCTTCATCCGTGCAGTTGAACGTGCTGTTGTTATCGGCGATGGTAAAAATAGTGATGATGATGACAAAATCACTGAAATTAAATCTATTGCAGAAGAAACACTTGCTCAACTATTTGATACACAAGAAATCAGTGTTGACGGGGAATTTGACAGTACTGTTTTAGAAACCCTCGTCAAAGGGATTGATAAACTTGCTGCAAATACAACTCCAATTTTGGTAACTTCAAAAACCATTGCCCGTAAACTTAAAATGGTTAAGGATGGCGAAAAACGCTACATTGATCCACAACCATTCGCACCAATTTCACAAACAGGAAATGTCATTGCTGGTTACCAAGTATATGTCTATGACTGGATGGAAGATGCGACTAACCCAATTATCGCATTTGCTGACAAGGCTTATAAGATGATTGGTGATGATGTCTCTGCTGATCGCTTTGAAGATTATGATGTAACGATGAATCGCCGTCATATCGAACTTGCTAGCGTGCTTGGTGGCCGACTTGGTCAGTACAAATCAGCTGTGAAATTCACAAAAGGTTGATTTTAAATAGAAAGGGGAGTCTAAAATGACAATCCTTAATCAAATTAAAGAAATGGTTGAAGTTGATGTCGAAGAAGAAATCTTCGACACTCAACTTTTAAGCTACATAAATAGTGGGATTTCATATCTAACGAGAAACAACATTCCTATCACTCGCATCGATAAAGAAAGCGAATTGACAGAATGGGATGAGATTGAAGAGGATGATAAAGAAACAATTTTAGATTGGTTACATTTGAGATGTGTTCAGAGATTTGATAAATCCTTGATGACAGGAAACTCAACAACAATGAGCTGGATTGATGAAGAATTGACAAATATTCTCTATCAATTAAAAGCTATTTACGGAGTTTAATCATGAAATCATCTAGAGTATCAATCATCCTTTGTTACGATAAGCGCACAGAGGTCGAAAAAGGTGTTTTTGAAAAACAAGTTGTAGAAAAGAAAGTCAAAGCTGAAAAAGAGAAAATCTACCAACGTAGGCTTGATAAAGCTTTGGCAGATGGTCAAGTTTTGACAGCAAGATTTCGGATACGTTCTAACTATGTGACAGATTCCTTAGACTACGTAAAGTACAAAGGGAAAGAGTACAAGGTAAATGTTGAAACTGAATCTGATGATGGCCACTACACGATAATTGAATTAGGAGAATTGAAATAATGGCTAAGAAGTTCTTCACCAGGCAAGAAATTCAAGAAATCCTAGAAAAAAACACTTTAAAATCAAAAGTGTTCTATATGGAACGTGAGGAAAAGTCCTCTCCTGACAACGTTATTCTTTACTATCGTTTAACTCCGGGTAGTAGTATTACTGCTGACGATACAGTACACATGAGAAAAGTGACTATTCAAATCAGTCACTATCACAAGAAGAAACTAGACAGCATTGAGGAATTGATGTTGTCTAATTTTATGTGTGAACCTAGTCAGTTGAATCTAAAACAGCCTGATACAGATTACTTACTTACAACCTACAGAATCGAGGTATTCACAAGTGGGAAGTGGTAGCGTTAATGTGAAAATATTAAAAATCGATATACAGAATCAAGTTTTAGAAATCATAGAAAAAGCAGGAAAAAGCACCGCTGGAGACATTAGAGACGGAAGTCCTAGAAGAAACGGAGTATATGAAAAAGGATGGACTCACGAGACCATTGAAGATATCGCTGTAGTATATAACAACGGGAAAGAGAAGTCGCTTGCTCACTTGTTAGAAAATGGCCACGCAACAAAAAATGGTGGATTTGTAGCACCTCAAGAACACATCAGACCAGCTTATCTCAAAAATAAAGAAATCTTTCTCAATAATATGAAATCAATAAAAATCAGACCAAATTAAGGAAGGAGTCACAATGACTTATAAATATGACACACGAGAGGTTACTCATGGTAATGCCATGGGATTCTTTGCTAAGATTTCAAAAACAGAATCTGGCGCACTCGATCTAAAAACACCATACCCATTTACAGGAATGCGAAAAACATCTTTTGAAACTTCACAAGAATCAAAAGCATACTACGCAGATAACGTGGAGCACGTCCGTCTTCAAGGTAAGAAATCAACTGAGGGATCAATTACGACTTATCAAATTCCTAAACAATTCATGATTGACCATTTGGGGAAAAAGCTGACAACTTCAACTCCTCCAGCGCTCATCGATACTGGTGTGAATGCGAATTTCATTTGGGGATATGCTGAAACGGTTACAGATGAGTTTGGTTCTGAGGTTGAAGAGTTCCACATCTGGACCAATGTGAAAGCATCGGCTCCAAAAGGAAGCGCTACAACAGATGAAAGCTCTGCTACACCAAAAGAAATCGAAATTCCATGCACTGCGTCACCTAACAATTTCATTCTAGATTCAGATAAAAAACCTGTTTCAGAAATTGTATGGCGTGATACAGACAAGGGTGTTGTCCGTGCTAAATTTGATAAATTGTTCGCTTCAAGTACCCCAACGAAATTGATTGATTTTATCAATGAAGCTTTAGGAACAACAGCCATCGTGCCAGGAGGCTAAAATGATTAAAAAAGAACTATCATTCACAGCGTTTGATAGTTATGGTGAAGAAAGAGAGCACACTGAAACAGTGCGCTTTCTTTACTCTTTACCAGCTATCAAGATGTATGAACAGCGAACAGGTCGCAACTTCTTTGATGACAACCAAAAAGCACTCACAGCTTACACACAGCTTGCCCTTGCAACTGGTGTAAATGGTAGCTTATCTGATTTAACTGATGAAGAAAAAGTCAAACTAATGCCATTACTTATGGAGCCAGATTTCATGAACTTCCTAACTGAAGTCATCCCTTGTCTGTACGGTGAGGTTGAGAATGGTCGCTTGGTACAGAATGAGCTGACTGCTGAAACAGCCTCTCTTGCTCCTTGGTTTGGGGATTTAATCGATATTGGTTTTTTCTCAGACCTCTTTTATGAATTTAACCGAAGTAGAGCAAAGGTTCCTCAAGATAGAAAAAAGCCTCAACAGAAGTCATAACTTCTGAAAAAATTTATAAGGTTGTTTTTGAAAATCGGATGGATGTTTTTTGGGCAGAAAGTCAACACTTTAATTATCTGATGGGGACACTACATCAGATGAGTATCAATGAAAATGAGAAGAAAACTTTATCAAACGCAGAATTACTAAATGTAATGTCTGACTAAAACTGAAAGGAGGAAATCTATGGCTGAAACATTTGAAGGCTTATATGTCAAATTTGGTGCCAATACTGTTGAATTTGACAGGTCTGTAAAAGGTATCAATAATGCTTTATCTAGTCTAAAAAAAGATTTCAACAACATCAACAGAGAATTGAAGATGGATCCAGACAATGTCGACTTGCTGAATCGTAAGTTGCTCAACTTACAGGAACAAGCTCGTGTTGGTGCTATGAAAATTGCTGAGCTCAAAAAGCAACAAAAGGAACTGGGAGAATCTGAAGTTGGTTCAGCACAGTGGAATAAGCTTCAACTTGAAATTTCTAAAGTTGAATCACAGATGAAGGTTGTTGACCAGGCAATGGATTCAACCAAAAAACATATCGAAGATGTAGGAAATCCAAAGTCTATTTTAAATCTCAACAAAGAAATCAACAATGTTGCAAAAGAACTTGATATCGTCAACCAGAAGCTTGAATTAGATCCTAAAAATGTAGAGTTGTCCGAAGAAAAAATGAAGTTATTAGGTAAACAATCTTCATTAGCTAAGGATAAGGTCCAGGAGTTGAAACGGAAACAAGAGGAATTAGGAAAGGAAAAAATCGGAACAGAGGAATGGCGACAACTTCAAAATGAAATTGGGCAAGCAGAAGTTGAGGTGTTAAAGATAGATAAAGCCATGGGGAATCTAGGGGATTCGAGCCGTTCAGCAACAGGAAACATCAAGGAAGCTACAGGATACTTAAAAGCCGATGTAATGATGAACGTTGCTGAGAAGGCAGGACAACTAGGTCAAAAAATGGTTGATGCTGGTAAAAAAACAGTAGATGCATGGTCTGAAATCGACGAAGCGATGGATACTGTTACGACGAAGACTGGACTTACTGGCGAAGCCTTGTTAGGACTTCAGGAAATTGCAAAAGGAATCGCTACATCCTTACCAGCGACTACATTTCAAGAATCTGCTGACGCAGTTGGTGAGTTAAATACACAATTTGGACTTACTGGTGATACTTTGAAATCTGCAGCAGAGTACCTATTGAAATATTCGAAAATAACTGGAGAAGATATTTCAAATTCCGCAATAAATGCCAAGAAAGCAATTGATGCTTACGGTTTATCTAATGAGGATCTAGCGAGAGTATTGGACTCAGTAACAAAGGTCGGCCAGGATACTGGTCAATCTTATGACTCTATCTTTCAAAAAGCCATTGATGGAGCTCCACAGATTAAGATGCTAGGCTTATCTTTTGAAGAGGGGGCGACATTAATTGGTAGATTTGAAAAAAGTGGGATTGACTCTTCTGCTGCTTTAGCTTCACTTTCAAAGGCTACAGTAAACTATGCCAAAAATGGAAAGACATTGACTGAGGGGTTGAACGAGACTGTCAATGCGATTCAGAACACTACTAGTAAGACCGAAGCGATAAGGATTGCTTCGGAAGTTTTTGGGAGCAAGGCTGCACCACGTATGGTAGATGCTATCCAACGTGGGGCATTTAGCTTTAATGATTTAGCTGAAGCAGCACAAAACTCATCAGGAACTGTAGCAACAACATTTGATGAAACAATAGATCCTATTGACAAACTAACAACCTATTCCAACAAAGCGAAAGAAGGGCTTGCTGAGATAGGTGGTAAATTACTTGAGACTGTTATACCAGCTTTAGAACCTTTGATGGGTATGCTTGAATCTGCTGTCAATTGGTTTACCAGCTTAAATGAAACTGATCAACAAACTATCGTGATTCTTGGCCTCGTTACAACTGCTGTAATGCTACTGCTTGGTGCAATAGCACCGCTAGTCATTGCTATAGGTGCAATAGGTGCGCCTGTCGGAATTGTCGTAGCGGCAATAGTTGCTGCTATTGCCGCTATTACACTCATCATTCAGGCCATCATGAACTGGGGGGCTATATCCGAATGGCTTCAGTCGACTTGGGACGCTTGCGCCGCTTGGCTCTCTGAATTGTGGACTAATATTGTCACGACTGCTACTACAGCGTGGTCAAATTTCACTGCTTGGCTTTCTGAAATTTGGTCTTCAGTAGTCTCAACGGGACAGTCTTTGTGGTCTAGCTTTACTAGCACCTTGTCCAATATTTTCTCAAGTTTGATTTCAGGAGCTCAGTCACTGTGGTCAAGTTTTACTTCTACCCTTTCCAATCTATGGTCTGGCCTGGTCTCAACCGGGTCAAATTTGTTTAATAATTTGAGTAGCACGATTTCAGGAATTTTTAATGGTATCTTATCCACTGCTAGCAATATTTGGGAGTCTATCAAATCAACAATTTCAAGTGCTATTGATGGTGCTAAAGATGCGGTAGGTAGTGCAATTGAAGCTATTAAGGGATTCTTTAACTTTGAATTTAGATGGCCCCATATTCCTGTACCACATTTTCGTATTACTGGATCTACCAATCCGTTTGACTGGTTAAGCGAAGGATTGCCAAGTATTGATGTAAAATGGTTTGCGAAAGGTGGTATCATGACCAAACCAACTTTATTTGGAATGAATGGAAATAGAGCAATGGTTGGTGGAGAAGCTGGTGCAGAAGCAATTCTTCCACTCAATAAGTCAACTCTTGGTGCAATTGGACAAAGCATTGCTAATACGATGAACACATCGAATAGCATCAATGTCAACTTCTCAGGAGTGACCATCCGAGAAGAAGCGGATTTGAATAGACTAGCTGACGTAGTCGGAACACGTATTGCTGAAGAACTACAAAGAAAAACTAATTTGAGAGGAGGTTTCGCATGACAAAAATTAATGAGTTAACCATCGACGGAGTGAAAACATCATCATTTAAATGTGAGATTCTAGTTAAAACACGACCACAAGTCATCGTATCCTCCTCAAAAACTAGTCTTTTAGAACATGATGGGATCAGTGGTGCAATTGTTCAATCAAATAGGCATCGTAGGTTGATTGAAAAAAGCTACCACATCAGCTTGATTAACCCAACGGATGAAGACTTATACCGCTTTTCTTCTCTGTTAAATCGTGAAAAATTTTGGTTGGAGAATGAACAAGAGCCAAGCGTGAAATATTGGTGCTATAAAGTGGATGATTTCAAAATTATTAAAGATGATTTTGGTGCATGGACGGTGGATGTAAAATTCACATGTCACCCTACCAAATACTTTAAAGGCTCCGATACACAGAGATTGACAAGAAGTGGAACTTTAACCGTGCAAGGTTCTGCTCTTGCTTTTCCTAAAATCACAATCATTGGCCAGAGCGCTGCTGAGACTTCGTTTACAATTGCTGGTCAGGTCATTCGTCTTGAAAAGCTCTCAGAATCGCTTGTGATGGTCAATAATCCTGACAATCCTAGCTTCAAAACGACAACAGGGAAGGCAGTGAAATGGTCAGGGGATTTTATCACAGTTGATCCAGCGAAAGTGCAGAATGTTGGTGTTGTTTTAGGTCCAGGTATTCAAACGCTTGAAATCGAAACGGTTTGGGGGTGGGCATAATTGCTTTATTTACTTAATAAAGATGTGAGAACCGTTCGGTGGAACGGGGAGCCACTTCATGAAGCAAGTTCGGCGATTGTTAAAGAAACCATGAATGGCGATTTCACCTTAACTGTGGAATATCCTATTTCTGACTCTGGTATTTATCAGCTCATCCAAGAAGATATGCTTATAAAGGCTCCGACTCCTGTTTTAGGAGCGCAGCTATTTCGCATCAAGAAACCTGTTGAGCACAATGACCATCTAGAAATCACCGCCTATCACATTTCAGATGATGTGATGCAACGTTCTATCACACCAATGAGTGTGACTAGTCAGAGCTGTGGTATGGCTCTTTCTCGCATGGTCCAAAATACCAAAACGGCTCTTGGGGACTTCTCATTCAACAGTGATATCCAGGATCGTAGGACCTTCAACACGACTGAAACAGAAACTCTGTACTCTGTATTGCTGGACGGTAAGCACAGCATTGTTGGTACATGGGAAGGCGAGCTGGTTCGTGATAACTTTGCAATGACTGTCAAGAAGAGTCGTGGTGAGAATCGTGGTGTTGTTATTACAACGCACAAAAACCTGAAGGATTACCAACGTACAAAAAACAGTCAGAATGTTGTCACAAGAATCCATGCTAAATCGACTTTTAAACCTGAAGGTGCTGAAAAGGAAACGACTATCAGAGTGACTGTTGATAGTCCTCTTATTAACTCTTATCCTTATATTAATGAAAAAGAGTATGAGAACAATAACGCAAAGAGCGCTGAAGAGTTGCAGAAGTGGGCACAGGCTAAGTTTTCAAATGAGGGCATTGACAAGGTCTCTGATGCTGTCAAGATTGAAGCCTATGAACTTGATGGGCAAGTGGTCCATATGGGTGATACGGTCAATCTCAAGAGTTGGAAGCACAATGTCGATGCATTCAAGAAAGCTATTGCCTATGAGTTCGACGCTTTGAAGGAAGAATATATCTCTCTGACTTTTGATGATAAGGCAGGAACTGGTGGTTCTAGAGCTTCTGGTGGCTTATCTAGCGCAGCTGATGCAATCCTTGGTGTGACAGGAACCGCACAAGAAATCGCCCTAGAAAAGGCTCTTCAAAATGCTGACTTAGACTTTGATCATAAGGCTGGATTGCTTAGACAGGAAATTTCTGACGGTATTGAACTAGCTAGAGCTAAAGCTGAAGAAGTTAAAAAAGAACTCTCTGATACTATTAATCAGCGATTCGACGCAGGTGATTTGATTTCAGGAATTAATCTTGGCGCCAATGGACATAACCGCTTCGTTGGGAAATTGACCCACATCACTGGCGAGACCTTGATTGATAAGGCAGTCATCAAATCGGCTATGGTCGATAAGCTGAAAACGGCCAATTTTGAAGCTGGTTCGGTCACGACTACGATTTTAGACGCTGAAGCGGTGACTGCTGACAAAGTGAGAATGGACCAAGCATTTGCTAACAAGCTAGTAGCAAGTAACATTTTCACAGATACGCTTGCTGCTAAAGAAGCCTTTATCAACAAACTAAGGTCAGTCGTAGTTACTGCAACCTTACTTGAAGGTTACAAGGGTCGCATTGGTGGATTTCAAATCGGTACTCATGAGAAAGATTCGTCTGTGTACTGGATAACTGGTCAAAACCAATTCTCAGTAGGTATGAGCAATGGTTCTGGAAAATGGAATCAGACTGCTCTTTGGGTGAACTGGGGAAATGATTGGACGAAACCTAGTGATACAGCGTGGTTTGTTAAAAATACTGGCCGAATGTTTTGCTATAACCGTGCCGAATTTTGGAATACTCCCATTATTCATGGAGATTTAAAAGTAACCGGTCATATTTTCTACAACAATGAGAATTCAGGAAAATCTGGTCATTGGATCCACTCGTCTAAGTACTCAAATTTTGAACCTTCGAATAACTATCTTTACCTCTATTACAGCGGTTCAGGATACGACTGGATTCCGATGAATAAAGAAATCTCAGACCGTCGTTACAAGCACAATATCGAAGACAGTACAGTCTCTGGCCTCGATGTTATCCAGAAGCTTAAAACGTATAGTTATCGCAAAGAATATGATGGCAAAATCGAGGATATCGCTTGCGGTATCATGGCTCAGGATGTACAGAAGTACGCTCCTGAAGCGTTTTTTGAAAATCCTGACGGTGCATACTCATACCGAACCTTTGAACTCGTGCCTTATTTAATCAAGGCAATTCAAGAACTAAATCAAAAATTGGAGGAAATAGCATGAATGAAGCAATCAATCAGCTAGTGTTGCAATCACTAGCTACTAAATTGGCTAGAGGTGAGTTGGAATCGGCTCAAAATGAGGCGTTTTACCAACTCGCAACAAGCGAATTAAAAGCAATGAACGAAGTGCTGGAATACGACCCAGCACTCAAAGAACTTTTCGAAGAAACTAAAGCTAAAATGCAAAAAGGAGAATAGAACATGACACAAACATACGAATTAGCAAATACCCCTTCTTTTATCCACCCAGAGAATGTCACAATCGTGACAATCAAGAAAGAGCATGGCCAACGCTTTAGCTACGAGCAAGTAGGCTTGTCTGGTGACCGCACTCACGAAAGTCAAGAGGTGCTTATCCAAGCGGTGTTGGATGTTGTAAAAACTGAACTTGATCCAGCAAGTGCAATCGTTCAAACACAAGCGAAATTGCAAGAAAACCAAGCTAAATTGGAACAGACTGAGCAGAAAGTAGCTCAAACAGAAATGAAACAGAACGATCTTGAAGCACTTGCGAATCTCATCACTAAAGTAGTGCGAGTGATGGCACAAGATTCCATTATGGGTGAGAAAGTTTCTTACGGTACTACTTATAAAGAAATGGTTGAGTTATTCCCTCTTGCTGAAGTCGGTAAAGTTTATGAGCCTGGTGCAATCTTTGCGGTTGAAGACCCAAGTCACGCTGAAATCAACGGAGAAGGTAAACGTATCTTGATTCAAACGAATCAGTCGTTTACTTATCAAGGAGAAACCCTTACTCAACTTGAAGGAACACCTTACCAAAATGGCGTATTAACACCTTGGAAGTTTAATACACCAAAAGCAACAAATGTACAGTAGAGGTGTTGTATGGACATCTTACAACAAACAGAGCATTTCTTCATGAACGTGCTACCAGTAGCTTCACCGATTATTATCGCTTGGCTTAGCTATAAACTGCCGAAGAAATCAAAGGAACAGACAGACCAAATCATTTCTGAATTGAATGATGTCAAAGGTAAAATCAAAGATGTCCAAGAAACTGCATGCGACAGCAATGCCAAAATTGATGAAGTACAAGCAAAGCTAAAACTGCACGACGATGCGCACCTTGTTACGATGAGGATGCGCCTTGATCGTGATATTCGCAGGGCTATCCGTCGTGGGTTTACCACAAAGGATGAGTTCTACGTGGTCGAAAACATGCACAATAGCTATAAGGCTTTGGGGGGCAATGGCTACATTAGTCACTTATACAACAATTTTGAGGCGTTGCAAATCAGAGACGACATCTTAGTTGAAGATGAGAAAGGAGCGCAGAATGGCTTATGTTCGTAATTCAACGAATCTCAAACAAGTTGACGGTGGATTTTTAGTCAAGCAAGGCGATGTGGCTTCCACATTTGCCTTTTCTTTGCTTGATGAAAATCATGATCCGATTCCACACCTTGAAGGACAAGAGGCATCTATCACGTTGACAAGAGGCAAGGAGCAATTACGCAAAACGGCAGTCGTGACAAATGGTGCAGTTACTTTTAATCTAGGTATGATTTTACCTGCTGGCTTATATCAAATCGAGGTAGTTGTGGCAGGGTATGTATTTCCCAGCGATGACTCGACTCAAATTAGAATCACAAAATCAGATAAGAATCTGGTCACAGAAGAAATCCATACTCTAAAAGAGTTGGATATTGCCGAAGAAGTTAAAAAGCAACTTGCAGGAAGAACTGTAGGTAGTGACGGCACAGTGAGTCAGGAGTTTCCTGACTTAGTGAAGTTTTATAATCTAGGAAAGGTATAAATAAATTATGGATACAAGTAAATTAATCGCGTTTGCGGAAGCCTTAGGGGCGGATAACAAGGTAATGATGCAGTTAATCAATACGAAGATTGATAACGCTACTTTAATGCAGGCTATCGAGCAGGCTAAAACCGCAGTTAAGGCTGATATTTTGGGCGATGGAGTCCCTGAAAATCTTGACACACTGAAAGAGATTGCTACGATGATCTCAGGTATGAGTGGGGATACTGAAGCAGCAGTCGTTCAAAAACTAGCCGACCTCGGTCGTCGTATTGACGAGTTTGCTAACCTTGATTTGGTCGCAACCTATAATGCAGCGAAAGCGTGATTGCTATGAGCAATTTGGAGAAATTCGCTCAGGCCGTTGGCCGTGATGTGAAGGTACTGAATCAAAAACCAAGTCCACAATTAACTCTAACTGGAAATACCCTCGGTATTGTCGGGGGTAACAGGGTAACGTTACCGATTCAGCAAAGTACTTATACAACTCTATCAGGATTTGGAACCCCTGAAGGTAAAACCGTAGCCAATCCAGGCGATACTTATATAAACCAAAATGTCTCTTTAGGAGATTACTATTACTACAAAGAACGAAATCCGGGCAAAAATACAGGTTGGAAAGTCTTGTATGGAAGCATGGCTGTAAATATTAATTTATCGACAGGAAATAGAATTAGATTCACACGAGAAAACTATTTCGTAAGTGCTTCTATAAGTGATTTAACAATATCATTGGATTCTCTCAAAAATGGCCAAGGACGTGATTTTTATCAAGAAGGAGAAAATGTAGTAATCAGATTTATCCCAGCTAAACAATTTGACGCAAGAGAAAGTGTTATCCCTCAAGGGTTTAGGCCTTCAGGGAACTTCCTAGTGCCAGCTTATTCAAAAAGCGGAGACAGCATAGGATTATTCAAGTTTGAGCAAGCGTATGGAATTGTGAAGTTGATTTTGAATGATATCAATAAAGATAGTATCACAGGCGAAATGCTGAAAGGAATCAATTCAGGATTGATTGTATATCCAACGCAAGAGGCTTGGCCTACGAAATTACCATAAAAGAAAGGAAACAACATATGATTAATTGGAAATTACGACTAAAAAATAAATTTTTCTGGCTGACTGCCATTCCAGCCTTCTTGCTTGTCTTGCAAGCTGGTGCAGCAGTATTTGGATATCATCTGGATTTGGGTGATATCGGCAATAAGTTGATTTTGCTTGTTAATGCGGTCTTCGTGTTCTTGACTGCAATCGGTTTGGTCAATGACCCAACAACAAGCGGAATCACTGACAGCAAACGGGCTCTTGAATATCAAGAGCCAAGCGGAAATTAGGAGGAAACAATGAAGAAAAACGACTTATTCATCGACGTATCTAGCCACAATGGATACGATATTACAGGCATTTTGGCTGACATGGGTACACAGAATACTATTATCAAAATTTCTGAAAGTACAAGCTATATCAACCCTTGCTTGTCTGCTCAAGTTGAGCAATCCACACCAGTTGGTTTCTATCATTTTGCTTGGTTTGGTGGTGATATTGAAGAAGCTGAGCGAGAGGCACGCTACTTCCTTGATAATGTGCCTCAAAAAGTAAAATACTTGTGCATCGACTACGAAGATCA